AAAAGTTCATATACTTCATTCGGATTAAAATTCAACTCATTTGCTATTCTGTATATCATAGTGTGGTATATCCATTTGTCATCAAAAGAAGCCGCTTCTTCATTCTGCATCTTTTTTAAGAATTTTGAATTCTCAGCTTGCTTTGATTTTTTGGCTGGTCCGAAGAGGCCTGAGTATTGTTCAAAGAAGATGAAGCGGCGCCAACGAAAAAACTTTGTACGATCGGCCAGTAATCACCTACCATTAATTTTTCTAAAAATATAGCCGCTCTATCGTTTATATTATTTATGTCTTTCAGCTTTTCAATATGACCATCAACTTCAGGTCTGATTAAAATAGCTGCTAAGACGTGTAAGTTATCTTCACGATCAGGTCTGTTTTGAAAAACTTCTATACTTATAAACTCACCAGTCGTCATCTGGTTTAATTGAACAGGTACATATTTAACACCATCTATTGATACACCTGGTATCGTTTTTGTCGGATCAGGAAATTCACTTATGTAATCAAAAAGACTTAATAAAGTTTTAAAATCCTCAACTGGTAGTGTCATCAAAACTTCATCTGTTAAACTTGTTAAAGCCTTGATAAATTGAATGTTTTTTTCTAACTCTGTTTCAAAAGTTTTATTTTGAAGCTCTGTGATTTTTAACAGAGTCTTCAAGTTTATATCATTCCAATCTGAAGGAATGTTATACGAAATGTCATCAATAAAAATTGTTTTCATACTCTAAATATATTTTTTTTATTTTTTGTTTTTTAACCGATATAAAAACTTAAGTGGTCTTTCGGCTTGTTTATCTTCCAGTTATACACTGCGTACCTTAAAGCGTCCATACCATCGTCATTTAATTTTACCGGCTCGTCTAAAATTGTTTCTTTAAAAGTTTTCCAAGCGTATAGTTTATATTCACGCATCAAGTTTTCACTTTCAATATATATAAAAACTTCCATACTCTTGACCGCGTCTATACCTTCTTTAACAGCCTTTAAAGCTCCTTGAGCTCTTGAAAATCCAATGCGTCTAAACTCTTCAACTACATCAGGTCTGGCTGAGTCAATATACAATGGCTTTGAAATGTTTAAGTTAAGTGATTTCACTTTTTCTAAAAAGTCATTTACGGTCAGTTTATTCTCGTAGATCAACTCCTTACAATAAACTTGATTACCTGAGAACTTACACTCTAAAAGAACCATTGAGTGGTTATAACCAACGTCACACGAATAAACTATATCGTCTGAGTTCGGACTCTCTGTATATTGTTTGAAGTGTGAGTATATTCTGGTTGTTGAGGTAGGTCTTTCACCTAACGCGTATATTTTATAATAATTCTCATCAACGTTTATTAACTCCTCAATATACTGAACTTGTTCTTGTGATAAAAACGGATTGTTCTTATAAGTTGATTTTATTAGTTTAGATTTTTCGTCTTTAACTAAGTCATAGATCCAGTGTTCTGTATCAGACGGATTGAAATCTAAAAACACTTTACCAGTTGTTCTTAAAACAAGTTGAACCCATTCGTCTTGATCAAGCTCGTTAGCTTCATTACAAAAAAGTAAGTCACGTTTTCTACCTCTGAGTTTTTGATCGTTGTCAGCCCCGAAAAATTCAACTACACTTCCGTTTTCAAAAGTGTAAGTATTGTTTGATTTGTTGTGTGAATTTTTGTCATAGATGTCATACTCTATAAGTAAATCAATAAAATCTTTAACTATGGACTTAGCGTTGGCTAAGGTCTTCCTAACAATTGAAACATCAATACGTTTTTGTAATGAAAGTATGATTATACACTGAAGTATAGATATACTTTTTGAACTACGAGAACCACCTTGATTAACTATATAACGAATTTCTTCATCATTATAAGCGTTCCAGTTCTTTTCAAAAACACTTGTGTGACGTATGTTAAGAGTTCTCCCCATCTTCGTCCTCGTTTTTATTTTTGATGTGTATCAACCTTATATCAGTTATAGACTTACCATCACTGGTTATATCCATACTTTCTGTATATCCACGTTTTCTACCTCTATACTTCATATAAAATAATATAGAACGCTCTGAACCTTCTTTGATTTTTTGTATAAGTTGATTCTCAGCAAAGTCTAAGGTAATTTCCTGAATGTCATCAACTGACTTTTTAAAATCAGGATCCGTGTTATAATAAACGTAAAACTGATTACGACTTATACCAACCTCTTTACAGGCTGGTGTTACTATACCTAAAGTCTTTTCTAAGGCTTCAAGTAATAAACGTTTATGTAACTCTGGGTTTTGTTTCATAACTTTTATTTATTTGTATGTAATGACCACTATATAAGTACCATTACTCGTTGTCATCTGTAGATTTTCTAACTTTACGTTTTGTAGAAACTGGTTGATCTCTTTCTCCAACCAAATCAGATTGCTTGATTGTATTAACTTGACTTTCATTCTCTAATTGAATTTTTTTCTCATACCATTCTATAAACCTCAACAAATCAAACAGAGCTTCTCTGATACTCGCCGGACACTGCCAACATATATTTTTTTGTAAATGACCACAATACTTCGGGTGCATCTGTTGTATGAAGTTTATATCACTTGATGTGATTCGGTCTCTAAACCTTAATTTTTTGATTTTCTCATATTCGTCGTTCATATATCAACAATTGTTTTTTTAGTTCTGTATAGAATAGTTTAACATAACTCGGACACTTACACTTAACCCAACCTTCAAAGTTTTCATCACGTCCAAACACTTCCTCGTAAGCTCTGACAACTAATGGTTCAAGTGAAGGTGGTATAGCCTTTCTTGCATCAATCATTCTAATCAGGTCTTTATGTTTTTCAATCATAACCTTATTACATTAAAGTTTTTGTCCCAGAAGTCAGCTATAAAACTTGAAGCTATGGCTAAAATTATGTTCTGAGTAAAAACCAGAGTCAGCCAAAAGCTTGAGCACTTCGGACAACTGACCAGTTTATATAAATATACATATATACCATATTGTTTTATAGGTTTTAAAAACCACTTGAAAGGTTCAAAGTTCGTCGCGAACCAACCTAATAAAAATCCGATTACTATTTGTTGAACGTATGTCATTTCTTAATAAACTTTTTATACTCTTCATAGGAGTTAATTCTTGCCTCTGCTATTTTAAAATAGTCTGCGTCCATCTCCATACCTACAAATCTAAAACCTTCAAGTTGTGCTGCCACTCCTGTTGAACCAGAACCCATAAACGGATCTAAAACTATACCGCCTTCTGGTGTTATTAACCTACATAGATAAGCCATTAGGTTTATTGGTTTAACGGTTGGGTGAAAATTTTTTGTTGGTTTATTACTACCACTTATTCCATCAAAACCAGAACCACCTGTACCATATACTTGTTTCTCATCAAAACCATCCAACCCCATATTCCTCTCAGCCTTTGAAACTTTTGCTTGATAAAAAAATCGTGAGGCTCCACCTCCATCACCATACCCTTTTAATGTAGTGTCTTCGTTTTGAAATTTACCATAACAACTACCTTGATAACCATTAGCAGTTTTATTCTTTTTATGATGAGGTTTAACTTCGCCTGATTTTAAAAATCCACTATGTTCGTCTAATAAACGACACGGACAATTCGGATCGGTGTGAGTGTCTCCTTTGTCGTTAAAACTCCATCTTTCTTCTTTATCACCACCAGCACTTCTAAACCAGTTCGCTTCTTTATTATTTATATTTGTTTCTTTTGTTGTCTTCTCACCTTTCTCACCTTTAATCACTTCATCACATATACACTCTAAAATTATGTTGGCTGGAAAGCGGCCTTCTAAACTACCACCAACTTTAACCGTTATATTATCTTTATATTTTTCATTTGATAAATTATAAGAATTACCTAAATTACTATTTTCACTTTTATATGACTTTCCTAATCTTTTGGCATTTGCTTCATCTATACCACTAACCCTACAACCATCTATATTAATCCCACCAGTTCCCCACTTCAATACATTCTCAGCAACTGACTTTTCACTTAACGGCTTACGAGCAACACAGATTGGTTCGTTTGCTGGCTTGAGAGCGGTTCCCCAACCTTCAAATTCAGATTGTCCTTTTGTGTCAGTCATAGTCCTCGTAGGAATAAATCCTTTTTCTGCCGTTCTTTGGCTATTTATCCCACCACCTCTTTGGTCTGGGACTAATCTCTCACCAACAACTTCTCTTTCATTACCTTCAAGTTTATCAACAGCCTTACCTATATTGTGTGACTTTGGAAATCCTGAACCATATATCCATTGGATCTGGTCTCTAATTTCAAAACCAGCATCTTCTATATTCACAACCATCCTGTGATAAGTTCTCGTACCACCAAAACTTAGTATATGTCCTCCAGGTTTTAATACACGATATACTTCGGTCCAGTATTCAACTGACGGCACATCATAATCCCACTTTTTATTCATAAAGCTCAGGCCATAAGGTGGATCAGTAACAACTGAATCAACTGAGTTGTCTGGTAGTTTTTTAAGTGACTCCATATTGTCACCTAACATTAATTTTGTCTTTTTCATATTTCTAATTTTTATTTTTTAAACTTTTCGTATTTTTCATATGAGTTAATCCTTGCTTCTGCTATTTTAAAATAGTCAGTATCCATCTCCATACCTACAAATCTAAAACCTTCAAGTTGTGCTGCAACTCCTGTTGAACCTGAACCCATAAACGGATCTAAAACAATTCCGCCTTCAGGTGTAACCAATCTACATAGATAGGACATTAAAGATACTGGTTTAACCGTTGGATGTGTATTCTTTTGTGAGACTGGTCTTGGTTTATAAGCCACATTTCTCTCGTCCTGTCCTTCATCTCTACCTTCAATAATCTTATCCTCAAATCCATCCAATCCCATATTCCTCTCCTGTTTTGATACTTTCGCTTGATAAAAAAATCGTGAGGCTCCACCTTTGTCGGAATATGCTAATGTTTCATATTTATTTACATTATCACCACCAACATATTCTGTCTTAAATCCACCTTTTCTTTTTGATTTTGATTGATTTGATAGGACACCACTCTGTTCGTCTAATAAACGACACGGACAATTTGGATCGGTGTGAATGTCGCCTTTGTCGTTATAGTTGTCTATACCTTCAACAGAATTTTTTCTACCAGTCCATCTTTCATCACCATTATCAACTTTTCTTATTCTATTATTTTTTTTAACATCACCTTTCTCACCTTTAATCACCTCATCACAAATACACTCTAAAATTATGTTGGCTGGGAAGCGGCCTTCAGGATTTGGTTCTACAATTTCTAATTCACCATTTAATTGTGGTTTTTCTTGTGCTGATTTACTACCACTTCTAGCATTCACACCATTTCCGCCTCTTATCCAAATTTTACCATCATTATCAGGCGAACTTATCCTACAACCATCAACATTAATTCCACCAGTACCCCACTTCAACACGTTCTCAGCAACTGACTTCTCACTTAAAGGTTTTCTTGCAACACAAATAGGTTCGTTTGCTGGTTTAAGTGCAGTGCCCCAACCTTCATATGGTGAGGTGCCTTTGTCTATCATTGACTTACCACCAAATCCAGTCACCTCTCCTTTTTTCCAAATCCCATCTTTTGTTTCACCTCTTAATTTGTTATATGGATTTTCACCAATAACCTCTCTTTCATTACCTTCAAGTTTATCTACAGCCTTACCGATGTTGTGAGATTTTGGAAAACCTGAACCATAGACTT